TTAGATAAAGCTCCATTTGCAACAGCAGACACTTTAAACAAAGCGTAATCAGTATAGGCCGCGCCTAAAGTACCTGAAGTAGGGATTTTTACAATTTGACCAGCCATGAAAAATCCAGGTCTAGTGCCACTTGCTCCAATGCCTACAGATGTTTGGCCATATATAGTTCCCTTATTACCAGCGGATTTATAATCGCCAATCATGTATAGCTTTGTTGTGTTTGCTGTTAAAGCGCCACCACTTGACGGAGTACTTGAACTGTCGGCAGCTCCGTAACAATATGCATAGCGTTTGTGAAATGATGGTCTTCGTTCAGTGTATTTGAACTGAGGATCATCGGTTGGTTTTTTGGAAATCTTAGATACCAATCGGAAGAAAGGATCCTGGGCTATTGCAAGCTCAGATACTCTACTTCCAAAATTATACTTTCGTCTAAGATCACCAGTGGATAGACTACTATTATCATCAGCGACTCCTAAATCGCCTAATTGAAATAAGTCATCAGCCATTGTGTTACCTCTTACTTTTGGAGTTAAAGCACCTGGCTAATAGTCTAAAAAAAGTTCAGCTATTAACCAAATGCGGAATCAAGTTGTTTGTCAATTCCCAAAATGGCATCAAATAGTTGATCTTCTGAATCTACTTCAGTAGATGCTGACCCTGTAGTCGCTAAAGATTGGGGTTTCATTTGAGCTTTCCTTGTGTGATTAGCTGCTTTTTCTGAAACGCCAACATTTCTTGCTTCCATAGGTTCGTTAGATTCTTTTTGCTTTAGATATAAAATATCATCTAGAGATAAAGACCTTGCATCTGCATAGTTTTTAAACTCATCCCATTGATTATCATCCATGTCGTGTCTTTGCTTAAAAGAATTAATTTCAGAATTAACTTTCATCTCTTCTTTTTGTTTTCCCAACTCATTAGAGAGTCTTCGTTGCACCACATTATCAATTGTTGAATTTAAAACTTTTGCCGAATCACTACTTGGCTCACTGATCGCTTCATCTGCATCAAATATAAAATCTTCAGGCAAATCAAGTTTACTAGTGACATTTTGAGGAGTTTGACCACCACTCTCGAAATAATCTCTCACATGATTGATTAATCCAGAGTCTTTTCGCATTTCGTCAAGAATAGGTAAATATGGTTCTAGTTCTTTTAAACGAGTGTTAAGCCGTTGTCCTTCTTTACTAGAATCGGAATACCTTTTTTTAAGAGTCTCGACATTCTCTTGCTGAACTTCACTTACAGTCTCCTTGTTATTGGACAATTGTTGTGAAGAGTCATCACTTTCAAGAATTCCTCCATTGACTTCATTTTCTAAACCAGCAAAAAAGTCGTTAGAGTCTAATTCTCCATTTGAAAGAGGGGCTTCATTTGAAGCGTTACCTTGTTCATTTGTCATTAGTTGCTTCCTTGTCTATTGTTTAATATACTAAGAAATTTTATTTTGTTCTAATTCTTTTTCTGTCTTTCTTTTTAAATCATCTTCAAGGATTTTTCTGTAATATTTTTGTTGAGCCTGTGTTTCAAGGACTTCTTTATTAACAGTTTTGGAACCAGTATCAATACCGTGTCTGATGCCTGCTTGGATTAATTGGCGTTTTAATGTTTCATTTTCACCTTCTTTATCTTGCATCTGATCTTTCATTCCTTCCATTTGTTGTTGCAATTGAGCATACAATGATTTTCTTTCAAGTATTTGTTCTTTGCCTCTTACATCAGTTTCTGCTAACATAGCAACATCATCAATAAGCCCAGCTTGAAACCATCTAAAATATTCTTCAAGTAAAGCCCATCTATTCAATGGCATTACAGCTCCTGCTATTATTCTTATATCAAATCTAGACGAAGCATAATCATTCCATAATTGGACTTGTTCTCCATAATCATTGTATATAGGGATATTGATTCTTGTTTCTGATTCATCATAATCCCCTGATGTATTTGGCTGAACAATTCTAAATACCTTATCTATTTGATAATGAGCTTGGGCGTGTTGTTTAAATATTTCTCCAGTATGCTCTAACGCAGGTTCTAAAACACTATTCATCCAAGCCTTAATCCTTCTAGTTCCAAATTCATCATTTGCTAATAAACCTCGGTATGTCTCAGCTTGATCTTGTGCGAATCCCATCATAGAACTTGGGATACCTGCAATATACTCCATGTCTTGTTTGCCTTCTTGAGTTACAGTAAAGAAAGCATTGTTTATTGGGGCAGGCAACACAGGTTGGGGAGGAGCAAACCCCTGTCGATATTTTAATAATGCTCCAGGAGAAGACGAATATTGTTCCCATTCTTCTTCAGGAACACTTCCTTCTTCATAGAGCCATCTTAAATTAGAAGCTAAATTAGCATTATGAAGCATAACTTGATGAGCTTTATTTACCTCTTGCTGTTTCCCAATCATGGGAATTACCGCTGACATGGGATAAGGAGTGCCTGTGTATAAATATGGAACTGGGATTATTGGAAAATCAGTAATTGGTAATGTATATTCATATAAAGTAACATCACTTCCCAAGCAACAAGAAACTTTAATTCTTCTTTCATGGAAAAGACTAGCATCTAGTATTGTATCCGCAACTTGTTTATTTTCAATTAATATTTTATATTCTTCTTTGCTTACAATTTTAGATTCAGTTCTATTCAATTCTTCTTGGGTAGCATAATCAATTTCTGATTTTTTTCTTTTAATCCCATAATCCAATGCCTTTTCAGCTTTTTGTATTTCAAGAAAAGCCCTATCTTCAATAATCTCTCCAGCTTGTAATTGTTTTTCTATATTAATTATAGATTCTTTTGTAGCGACAGTAGATTCTTGTATGTAATCTTTCAATCTTTGTTCAGATACCATTTTTACATTTTCTAAATCTTCAGGAGTTGGATGTATTTGAATAGTTAAGTTATAAAAAGGCACTCTAACCTTTTCATAGCATTCATAATAATCAAGTATATCGTCTTTCTCTCCTGATTCGCTTACGGAAGTAATTATATCTTCAGCTATAATAGCATCTGAATCATTCCTATCTGATTGAGAATAAGTCTCATAAATGCCCTGTTCACTCGCAGATTTAATTTTCCTTTTATGCTCAGGAAACATTTGATTTAATTGACTTCTAGTCAATCTCTTTTTTACAATAATAAAAGAAGCGTCTCTAAATAAAAAATCTCTAGACATTGGGTCAGGGAATACATCATAAGGGTCAATTCTTTTAAAAATAACATCACCCTTCCCATTATCTAAGTTCATATCTACATCTATAAAAAAGTAACCAATCCCTTTAGCAAGGGAATCTAATATAACACTTCCATAAACAGATTTACCATTCGATAGACCCCAACAATAATCTGAAATATCACTATGTATTTGAGCAATATTTGAATCACTCCCATCAACTCCAACAGCTTTCCACCTAGGATTATTAGCTGTCACAAAATATTTCATCGTTTCTATAATAGGAGTTATTCTATTGATTTGGAAAGTAGGCATCCCTGCGCTTTCTAAAGAAGATTTTTCCTTAGATGTCAATTGGTCATTTAAATAAAAGTCATAACCTTTTTGACTAGCGGATTGCCACTTAACTCTTTCCTCTGAGTTAGAAGTTCTCCACATATTATAAATTCTTTCACTTGTTTTAGTCCTGGCCATTATTTAGTTTCCTATATAGTATTTATTTTTTTTATTAAGCAAGAATCCATGGTTTAGCCTTTCTTACTGGTTTTATCCACTTTCGTTGCTTTCCTTCCCCTTTAGATTTCATATTTGGTGGGAATGAATGCAAAAGTGAGTAAAATAATGTCTCAATTGTATCATCATGTGCCATTTTTGAACCAAAAGTAACAATTTCGTGTATTAAATCAAACATATTATCCCTTAAATATACTGTTCCAGTACTAAACCTGCCAGATAAACCAGAATAAATTTTATTTCTTTTTTCTCTTCCCCCAGGTTTTTCAGGGATTACAGCAATATCAAACTTATTTTCTATCCTTCTTCTCTCATTTAGGGACTGAAAGACTGACCTATTCATAGCAACATCTTCAACAGTACTAGATATACAATGATATTTTTGATGAAGTTCCATTATGTAATCAACGACTCCCTTTTTACCAATGAGATTATCGCTCCCATCCCTTGCTCCCAAGGTAGGGATTGACCTATGTCTTTCGTATTCTAGAACATATACATTATTATTGGGGTCAAGAGCGACAACCATTATAACTGAAAAATCAGCATTTCTAGTGTCTATGTCAGTAGCAGGGTCACACCCAATAAAAGTATTACAAGGGAATTTCTCTCCATCTATTACTAAATAATTTATATCGTTATCCCTTTGGTAGTAACCTTGCCAGTGTTTTATATAATTATTACCCCACAAAGCATCTTCTTCATTCTGCACTTCAAGTTCATACTCTTGATAATATCCTTGGGCTCTTCCTGCCTCTTCATATTCTCTTTTAATAGAAAGAAGTTTTTTCTTAGGCATATAAGAATCCCAAAGTACCCCTCCTTCCATTTCTGGTTGAGTAGATTTATAAGTAATAACATCCCATGTATATTTAGATTTATTTTTTGCTTTTTCATATCCATCAAGAATATTTTGACAAAGACTATCATAATGGACAGGAGTCCCTGCAAATATCAATCTTCCACTATCTATATCTAAAGCAGGCCTTACACCATTATATACAATATTTTTAATTTTCTCTCTAGCATCTTGAGTAACTGTATTAGTTTCACTTTCGGTATCATCTAATGCTACAATATCATATCTCTTACCTAAATAATTCTCTCCCCTTACACTAGACAAATTAGACCTACTTATTAATTTTGCCTTTGTACTCGTAACAATATCAGTCTCTGTCCATTTCTCTCCTACAATATCTCCAAAATAATATTTAATAATCTCATTTGTTTGAAAATGCTGTTTAATATATTGAAGATTCAGAATAGACTTTCTATGATTATCTGAAACCCACCCCATGAATAAAAACTCATCCCTTTCTTTAAATAAAATCTTATGCATAAGGAAAGTTTTAAATAATTGAGTTTTAGCACTTCCCCTTGGCAATATTAAAGCAAGTGATTTTGTAGTTTTTTCAAGTAAGGCATCTGCTATTTGATAATGGAATTTAGGGGATTCTGATTTTCCAAAGTCACCAGAAAGAAACAATTTTCCAAATGCAATTAAATCATGCCTAGATAACTCAAGGACTTTATTCGCTTGAGATACATTATGTTTATTTATATTTGCCATCTAAAAAAATCTAGTTTTCCCAGCATTGAATACCTTCTTTGTTAAATTGCATAGTAGTCCAACCAGTTCTTATAATAGGATAAAAGGAATACCTAGCATAATCTGCATATCTAAGAAATGAACCACCTCGTATATACCATCTTCTTCTCAATTCTTCTGTATTATCCTTCCCTATAACTAAACTATCCATAGGTTTAACATATAATTGATGATTATGACCTAAGAAGAATACATCTCCATCACTATATATAGCAGCCATACTATTTAATTCTGTATCCCCATTCTTTCCGCCACCTTTACCATGACCAGATACAAGATTATAAGTTTTTCCAGCTACATTTACCCTTGTATAACCTGGCATCCTGTAGTATGGAACTCCTAATTCATTTGCTAATACTTTGCATACATCGAAATCCAGAATATTGAAAGAACGTAAATAATCATGGTTACCACCCCTAATAAACAAGCACTTATCTTTTATAGGTTCTACTAATCTTGCAAACTCTAGGTACTGCTCTTCTGGTGGTATATCTTGACCTCTTTGATTAATTTTATAATGAGGTGGGATTAACTCTAATAAATCACCATTACCAAACCATCTCGCATCATCATCTTCTTCTATCATTTTAATAGCTTCTTCAAACTTCTTGAAGTCATGCTCTACTGCTCCTACATGAACATCAGTAAGACCGTGTATTCTTAACTGCGTTCTTCCATCCACTTCTAATATATCACCAGGTTCAACATACTTTAATTCGTGTAAAACATTAACATCAACTTGTATAGAAAAATATCTACTACAGCCTCTGCATTTAAACTCTTGAGTCCTATTGCCAGTTTTTAATATCTTAACGCCATTTTTTTGTGTCTTTAATGAATTACATCTAGGGCATCTCATAAGGTTATTCCTTTGTTATTTATATTTGTTTTAAAACAATACGCCTTGTTCTTGAATTTTATAATTTGTAATAAGCAATTCTATTCGGACTTTACCTCTGTCCTCTGCTTTCGTTCCTACATACTTTGTTTTAATATGATTAAGATTATAGTCTCTATAAAGATTTGATATTTCTTTTTTATTGTCATAGCTTACCATGAATTGCGCGTCACTTTCATCTATAAAATCACATATTTCTTTCAATTCATCATGCAATTTATCATTAAAAACATTTCTATAGTAGTTCTTCTTAGTTTTCTTATCTGTAACTACATATGGAGGGTCAAAATAAAAGAAATCACCTTTCCTAGGCTCATATCTTCTAACTAAATCTGCAAAATTCATATTCTCTATTGTACAGTTATCTAACTTCTTTTTAGATATTTTTAATTCATTTAAAATACTAACATCCCACTTAGTGTCTTTACTAAATGAGCCTGTTGGTATATTATTAAACGCATTCCTAACTGCAAAGAAATACATAGCAGCTCTTTTAGGATTTGGATTATCTATTATTGGAGTTTTAATTAATAACTTTGATTCTTCAAATATTTGTCTGCTTCTAGGAATCCACTCTATATACTCGCATAATTCAGAAAACCTCGAAATAACACACAAATAGAGGTTCACAAGGTCATTGTCTATATCATTTAAAACATTCCATTCGGCTTTTTTCTTCCTGAAAAACATTGAACCACCGCCAAAGAATG